GGCTTGGCCTTGAGGAGGTCGTCGATGGCCGAGGTGATCGCCTTACTGTCGATCTGGTCGCCGACAAGGAACCGGTCGAGGTCACCGAGCAGCGCGGCGGCGTCGGCCGGATCGGCCAACTTCCCCGCTGCTGCGATCTCGACCTTGTCGACGATCCGGTCTCGCATGACTTCGGCTCGGGCTTCCGCCTTCGCCTCGTCGCGCGCCTTGGCTACCGCTTGCTCCTGTTCGGTCATGCCCGTCCGCTTGATCGTCTCGAGGTCGGCCTGTGCCTTTTTGGCGGCCTTCTCGTTCTGGCGGGACAGGGCCTTCCACTTCTCGACCTCGGCCGTTTCGGCTGACTCGGTGGTGGCGGTGGTGGCCTCCGTTGTCGCTCCCGTTTCGGTTGCGCCCTCGGTGGTTGTTTCGGTCGCGGCCGTGGTCGCGGTGGCTTCAGCCATTCCGGCTTCCTCCGTTGGTTGGTGACGCGCCGTTTCGGCGGTCAGGGTTCGAGGTCGTCGAGGACCTGCGAGTTGACGACGCGACCGGGGTCGCGGGATTCGATGATTGGGTCGACGCCGCAGTCGCAGTGCAGGTGACCGAAGCTCGCCGAGTCGGCGGTTCGGTAGACCTGCTCAGCAACTTGCTGGCACCAGCTGCACGCCTTGCGGGTGAGCGTCCGCCGCCACCCATGAACTCGTGGTTCGTCGTCGACGGCCTGGTTCGCAGCGCGCGATGCCCACTGCACTCCGGACTCGCCGACACCCTCGGCCCGGGCCCGGCCGGCCGCGATGGCCAGCTTGAGTCCGTCGCCGGCGGCGAGGCTGCGACGCATTGCGATGAATGGCTGCTCGAGGTCGATCTGTGCGGAGTCGAGGAGCCCGAGATCAGCGTCGACGCTCTGGCCCAACAGCGCTTGTAGGTGTGACACCGTCAGCCAGAACGCCCGCTCCTGGCCGGCAGCGAGTGCCGGATGCGCACGACGGATGAAGAGTTCGATCTCCGAGTCGGAGTAGGCGTCCAGCGAGTCCCATGCCTTGGCCACCGCGCCCGCCGTCGACGTGCGGAGCCTTGCGAGGACGACCTGACGCCGTTGGACAAGGGTGACGTCGTTAGGCCGGGGCATTCAGCGCCGGCACCACGGGCGGCTCCGGAGCGAACAGCGCTTGGTCCGCCTGCATGACCTTCCACCGCGCGATGTCCTGCGGGGTGACGTTGGGGAGCATCGCCCACAGCGCCTCGTCCGGGACGTTGATTGATTTCATCTTCACCGCTGCGTCGGCGATCTCCGCCCACGTGCGGTGCTCGATGTTGCGCCAGATGGCCATCGACGACGTGTCGGTGGCTCGGGCGTCGCCCTCGGCGGCGAGCGCCAGGCGGAGGACTTCCTCCCACGACTCGGTGAAGTTGTCGCGGTGCGCCTCGGTCCGTGCAATGAGCCCGGATTGCAGCGCTGTGAGTGAGTCGCCGGAGATGTTGCTGATCTGGCCGAGCGTGTAGAAGCTCGGCGTGCGGGTGATCGCCGCCATGGCCTGGACGTCGGACTCGACGCCCTTGATGAAGCCGGAGAAGTCGGCCTGAGCGAACTCGCCGACCTGGACGTCCTTGTCCTCGAACGACAGGAGGCGCGATACGGCTGCCTTGACCGCCTCGTTTGGGTTATCGGGCGTCCAGCCGACCGCCCACCGCTGCCGGAACGCTTGGAACTCGGCAGTGACCAGGCGGTCGAAGACGGTCTTGTTGATGCGATCCTGAATCGGGAGCACGCCCTCGAAGTCGCCGCGCCCGCCGCCAAACAACGACGGCTTGAGACTCGGGTTGGCGCGGAACTCGACGAGCGGAACGGCCGGGAGCGGGTTGGCGATGGGCCACGAGTTGTCGGTCAGCGGCCGCCACTCGGACCACTGGTCGGACCCCTTGTTGGCGAACCACTTGTAGACCTTGTCGGGGAGGTACAGGACGCAGCGCTTCGACTCGTCGTCCTCGAGCCAGAACTTCAGCCCGGCGGCGCGCTGGCGCCGGGATCCGGGCTTGTAGGCGACGATCGCCTGGCATGGATGCTCCGGTGTGATGACGGCGAGGCCGTTCTCCGGCCAGACCAGTGCGAAGGCGGTGCCGGTGACGATCGAGGAGTGCTGCACGATCGCCGAGTCGGCATCGAGCTCGTTGCGCTGCCAGATCGCCCAGGCGACGTCGTCGGCCTCGGCGTTAGCCGTGTCCCCGAACCTGAAGCCGACGACGCGCAGCCGTTCGGCCGGCGCATCGGCGATGAGCTTGACGTAGTTCGTGACACCGAGGCGCGACAGGTTCTTGAACGCGGCGACGGCCTCGGCGAATCGCTGCATGGATCCCGGCGGGCCCGGCAGCGGGTGGTCTCCGTCGTAGTAGTCCTCGAGCACCTTGGTGTGCAGTGCTCGAGCTTCGAGCTGCTTGAGAAGGCGATCCCGCCATTCCTGGGGCGAGCCGGGTTCGGCCAAGCGGCTCACCTCCCTAGACGAACACGGCCTTGCCTGTCCGCTTCTGCTTCGTTGCCCCGGCCGCAATCGCGTCGCCGCGCGCCTCCCACGAAATGGTGGCGGCCATGGCGCCGTCGATCTTGAGCGGCGAGCCGGGGCGTTCCTTTTGGATCGACCACATCGGCCGGCCGTCGTCGTCCTTGACGTTCAGCGGCATCTTGCGCGCGTTGCCGATGTGACGACTGAGAACGACGTCGCCGTCGTGGCTCACGTCGCCGGCGGTCTGCGCCGATCGGAAGTTGCGGACGGCGAAGGCGATCTGTCGGGGCCGGTTGGTGTACCAGTCGATGATGCGCTTCTCGCCCCACCGGCCTGACCACCGGTCGCGCAGGTGATCGATGTACTGCGGGTCGATGTACACGCGCCACGGCTCGTACCGCTCGAAGGCCTCGACCATCGCCCCGTCGACCTGGTCGTCGGGATGCTCGTAGTCGTCGTCGGCGTTCTCCGGTCGCTCCCAGATGCCGAGCGGCCATTGGTGACCGGAGACGACGTCGGTGGCCACGATGGCCAGCGCGTCCTGGAAGCGGGCGCCGTCGACGCCGATCACGATGAGGCTGTCGGCGGCAACGCCGCGGTCTGGTTGGGCGAGCTGCTGCCAGCGCGCCAGGTCGAAGGCGAGGGACTCGCCGGCCTGGGCTCGGTTGAGGAAGAAGCGCTCGGCCTGCGACGGGTCGTGCTCGATGAGGGCCTCGACCTCGACGTCGATGCGGTCGAGATCGATCCACCAGCTGTCGCCGTAGACGAAGCGCATGACCTTGCGGCGCTCGCGCTTGTTGCGGACGGATCCGGCCGGCGGCTGCGGGTAGTCGATGTGGACGTTCGCCGGCGAGTCGTGCGTCATCTGGGCGACCGACCGCTCGGTGGGATCCCAGGCGTTCGTCGTCTCGAGGAATCGGCCGCCGGTGCCGGCGAGGTTGCGTCGTTGGTTGTCGGCGAGCTTGCGACCGCCATTGCGTTCGACCCAGGAGTGGGTCTCGTCCTGCACGGCGAAGGTGATGCGCTGGCCGAGTCGGGACCGGGCGCTCGAGGTGACCGGCTCGATGCGACCGCCGCCGGGAAGGTTGATGCGGGTCTCGCCTGTGTCGGGAACGTCGGCCTGCAGGTCGCCGAGCTCGATCATCGGCACGAGCGCGCGCCACACGTTGTCGGTCTGGTCCTCGGACACCGCGGTGATCTGGATCCAGGGCGTAGGCCAGGGCCGGCCCACCGGTTCGCCGGCGGCGTCCCATCCGTCGAAGCGCACCGGGCCCTGAGCCTCAGCGCAGGTGACGCCGGCTGAGAACGGTCCCTTGCCCCACTTCTGCGGGCGGACCAGCTGGCTGCCGCGTTCGAAGTACCACCGGCCGGACGCGGGATCGATTCGATAGAACCACAGCAAGTGCCGGAGCATCTCGTCGGTGAGGACGAACGCCTCACCCTGGTGATCACCATCCGGGATGGCGCAGCTGGCTTCGATGAAGTCGGCGACCAGATAACCAAGAGTCGGGAACTCGCCGGGCTTGCTAGCCCCCCGCCACGGCACTGGGGTCCACAGCCTCCAGTCGGCGCTGCGGGCCTCGCGCTTCGCGGGCCTCGGCTACTTCGTCCGGCATAATCGACCACCGGAGCTCGGCCATGGCCTTCGGAGTGAGACCGAGCGTGCGGTCGAGCTCGCGCATCTCCTTGATGACAGAGAGCCGGCCGCCCGCAAGGGCCGCGAGTCGGCGGATGAGGCGCGCCACGTGACCTTCGTCGTCGATGTCGAGGACGTCGGCGATGTCGAGCGATTGAACGTCGGCCATCGTGGCCAAGTCGTCCTCGAGCGCAGCGCGCCGGGCAACAGCCTGGTGCGAGCCGGCATCCCAGGCCGCCGCCTGCGGAGTCGACCACGCCCAGCGCCACCAGGCCTTGCCGGCCTTCTCGAGCTTGGCGGGTGCCGGCACACGAGGAGCCGGGCCCGGGCGGCCGGAGCTGGGGAGTGCGGTCGTCGAGATGGTCGGCGCATTCCGGCGCCGGCGGTTGGGGTTCGGCAAGGGTCCAGGCATTTCGCCGGGCCTCCTTCTGGGCCGCCATTTCGGCTGCCCGCCTAGTTGAATTGGAACCCGTACACGGGGCGAACGGCAGGCCTCAACGGTCCGCGACGATTGCGCAAAGGGGGTCACCCCCCTGGGTTAAGACGCCTGCCCGCCGCTGCCTCTCGTGCCGTCTTCTTTCGATGACAGTCGGTGCAGATCGCAGCGAGGTTGGCGTCGCTGTGGTCGTCGTTGTTCTTGATGTGGTCCACCTCGGTGGCAGCTGCACCGCAGAGGTAGCACCGTCGACGATCTCGCCGAAGAATCCGGGGTTGGATGCGATGCCAGTCGCTCGGCAATCGAGAGCGCCGATCGCTGTTCGCCCACGGTTCGGGCTGATGCACTTGGCATCGACCGGCCTTGACGAGCTCTGGGCATCCGGGTTGGGAGCAGACCTTGAGCCTTGCCACTCACGCCGTCTTGGCCTTGCGGGGTGGCCACGTCCCACCCTTCGTGTCGGCGATGGCCCCGCATTTATCGGACGTGCATTTGCGCCAGAAACACCTCGGATGATCGCAGTGCTTCCCGGTTGGGCCACCGCAAGCGTGGCACTCGACGTCCTTTGGCCAGGTCATCGGCACCTCCACGCGAGAGCACCGCCCGTCCGAAGACAGAGCGGCGCACTTAGCAACAGAGTGACAGAGATTGGGGACAAACCTCAACCACCTGCGATTTTCCTGTCCCCCGCCCTCTTCGGGCGGTCGCGTTCGAACATGAATCTGTCGGGCATCCCGGCGCGGCTCCAGGCCTTGTAACACGCCTCGCAGTAGCCGGCCTTGAGTCGGTCGTCGCGGGTGCCGAGCACATCGCGGTCACACGCCTTGCACTGCTGGATGGAGCTCTCGCGCTCACGCAGCTTGGCGCCGGCGTCGACGATCACAGGGAGCTTGCGCTCGACAATGAGCAGGGCGCCAGCGGCCTCACCCATGGCGGCCAGGGCCTCGTGGATCGCTTCGGCAACGACGTCGCGCTCTCGCTCCGTCCAGGTGTCGGGCTCGGCCGGGACGACCGTGCCGTCCTCAAGCGTTCGTTCCTCGGCGCCGGCGAGTCGCAGTGCAGCGGCTTCGGTGGGGCGATTGACGTCGCCGCTCCTGACGCCCGACG